CCTCTCTTTTCGATCACCAGATGTACTGCGTCTTTGTACGGTCACAGATGCTTTAGGATAATCTGTGATATAGACAATTCGCTTAGGACTTGCAGGTATCTTAATTGTTCTATATGGATTGTTAGAAAGCTCTACAGTTGTCGATTGAACTGCAGGTATATAAATTAATCTGTCTCTGCTATATAAGTGTGCAACTGCTGCATAATCAAACTGTGTTGTTGTTACAGTTAAAGTACCTGCTGATCCTGTAGCACTTACACCATCAAACGTAGGCTGAGCATTTTCAAATACGGATACAGTGCCTACTGAACCTGTAACACTTACACCTGTTAAGGCTGTAACTGCTTTAGCTACTACATTTACCGTTCCTATGTGCCCCTGGGCACTTGCTCCTGTGGGTACAACAGTAGCTTTGGCTACAACAGTTACAGTGCCTATTTCACTTGTTGCACTTACGCCTGTTACAGGTACTCGATTGACAGTTACTTGTGTAGGTGTTCCTATGGATCCGGTAGCTTCGTTACCAGTAACACTTACGTTACTATCACCAGACACGGAAGCTGTTGTTACTTGAGCAGCAGCAACTACACCTATGACACTAACAGTAGCATCTGCTGCAACAGTGGGAGCACTTACTGCACTTGTTGCAGATACACCTGTAACAGTGTGGCTTAAGCCTAAACTAAATGCTAGGTTGTCATTAACTGCACCTGTAGCCGTAACGCCTGTAACTGCTACATTACTGTCACCACTTATCTGACTAGGGCCTATGAGACCTACAGCACCTGTGGCTACAACACCTATAACTACATGATTAGCATCCCCACTGATAACCAACCCACTGTCAGTGGTGCATGTACCTTGTACCCCATCAGGTATTACAGATACATTGGATACATCGTAATAAACACTACCATACGTCCCTATGCCATAAATAGCACCAGAACGGGTAGATGTAGGCATAGCTACACCCTACTAAGCAATACGGATAATGGCATTAGATGCATCTGCCGCTGGGAACTGAATAACAAAATCACCGTTAGTAGAAGTCTTATCACCACCAAAAGCAAGTGCACATACTGCATTTGTAGTGCCAGATCCACCGTCAGTCGTTGTGTTATAGATCAATGCACCATTTGCTGTAATCGTTGCAGAAGACCATGTAGTATCAGCAAAATCACAAAAAGCAGTAGTGCCACTGGTAGTAGGATCAATGTTAGTAAGTGAATTGCCACCCGCAGTGTACCCAGTGCCAGTGACTTCATTAGACGAGCTGTAGTCAGTCGTACTAGCACCCAGCGTAGCACTTGATGTATATAGGGCAATTTTGAATGTGTCACCACTGGAGGCATTAAAATCATGTTTACCTTCTAGCAATTCTTTTTTGAAAGAGGTACACATTGCTGTTGTGATAGCCATTACTTTATCCTTGCAATAAGATGTCTTTCATGGGATACAATTGCCTGTTGAATGTAGTATTCAATGATCTTTTGTATATTATTCTTATACGCTAATGCTTGCTCACGTATGGGACCTTCTGTCTTGTCACCTACGTGAATGATTTTATCTGCAGCTAGTTTAGCCCAATCAGATACTGCTAAGGGACCATGGCTAGATGCAACGACATTAACTGCACCCGGAGAAAGATTTGCTGTAAATGTAAACATATAGAAATGGGGCAATGCCTTGTTAGACACTGCCCCTGTAGTTAGTTAGCTATTAAGCCAACTGATCACGATCTACGTCAGCAGGTCCTACACGATCTGCGATATTGCAAAGTAGTGCCCAAACACGGACCTTACCTGCAGAGATAGCAGTAGTAGAAGTTGCAATCAATAGATCAATGGTATCTGCAGAACCACGAACAATGGGCTGATAAGCTGCAGGTTGTGCTGCATAGCCAGTAGCTGAGCTATCTAGCACTGCACCATCAACAAATGCATCTGCATCAGCACCAGTGATGCCTAGATCAACAGTAACGTCACCAGTGATGGTTGAAGTGACTTCGTAACCAGCAGCAATGACAAGAGTCTCTGCTGGAACGTCAATGATTTCAATCACATCAGCAGCTGCAAGTGCACTGCCTTTGGTGGTGGTAGCCACTGCAAAGTCGAGTGTAGCTTCGACCATGTAGGGCATATTGCGAATCGAACGTGCAGGATGAGTACCTGCCTGGATTCCTGGGGATACGTCAACGGTAGCCATTTATAAATTCCTCCAATTAAGCTGCGTTATATTTAGCGGTTACAATTGCTTCTGGCCTAAGGACTTTCCTACCATACAAGTGCATACCACGTACAATGTCAGCAAAACTGTCGGGGTCACGATAGTTTTCAGTCTTGGTGATTTGCTGAGCGGTAGCTACAGCAGACTCATGACCTGCAACGATGACACCGTAGTTGCTGTTCTGGTTAGCAGTACCTGTAGTTCCTGGGCCAGTGCCAATCTTTGGAAGGTTGTTAGAAACATATACACGGAAACCGTGGAGATTGTTAATAACAAGACCATTCTGAAGACCTGAACCACCGAAATCACTGTTCAACAAACGGCTATCTTCGTCCTTGAGCAATTCAATAAAGACGGGATCGACAACCAACCAACGTCCGGTGGTATCAACAAACTGCTGATCCATCAAACGACCCATACGTGCAATGACCATTAAAGGTGATGCAGTTGCAGTGGGAAGTGCAGTTGCGCCAGGAAGACGAGCGGCGAGAGGAATGGAATGATCACCTGCAGATGCAGTGGTAATATTACCAAAGTCACCTTTCTTGAGCTTCATAGAAGAAAGCAATTCATCTGAACCTGCAGTTGCAACAGCCTTAGTACCGGGAGCAGTTGTACGTGCAGTATCAGCATTGATATGCTTAGCCGACTGATAGAAACCAGACAGATAACCAAGAACGTCTTGATCATACTGGTCACGCAAGCGATATGCTGCACGATCAGATGCCATAGACATGAAGTTTACGTGGCTGTGAGCAGCTTCAATGTCATCAATCTTAAATGCAAAGTAGTTTGCTTGATCAACGACAAGGGTAAAGTCTTCGTCATCAAGATCTTGTGCAGTGATTTGTGTACCACGAGCATATGCTTGGACAGAGACTTCAGGCTCTTTGATGATTTTAACTGAATCACCCATGTTAGCGATTTCACCGAAGTAGTCGCTATTAGTGATATCTTCTACGGTAGAAGCTTTACGGAAAGCAAGTTGTACCTGTTTGCTATAGATTACCGCAGAAAAGTTGCCATTTGGCAGGTTGTTGTAATTTGGGGCTTTAGGAAAAGCCATGATTTATCCTCCTAAGATAAATGAATAAGAATATAAATACGCTTAAACACTTACTACAGAGGCTGCTTCAACTAGGTGCAGTGTGAACACTGGGCTAGTATATTGTCAGGTAAGTCTGTTAGCTTACTGTCTGCGTTTACTGTAAATACGTAAGTGCTGGTTGGCTGTATGTATATATGTACAGCGGCAACACTTACATTATTTTGCTCTTGTTATATGAACCTAGTTTGAATTTGTCAAGTCAAATGCTAATGTGAGTGAGGCACTCACTACCTTGCGTGAAGTACTTACTAACGTGCGTGAGGCACTCACTACCTTGCGTGACCTGACTTATCATATACAAACTTACCAGAGCGGATGGCTGCAATAATACGATCTTGATTCTTTTCGTATTCAGCCGATGACATACGCTCTACATCAGATTCATAAATCACATCATTACTTCTTTCACTTGGCTGTGATCGTTTAGAACCCATCACAGAACGTGCAGCATCTTTATATGTGTCTTTCTTACGAGTGCCTGAAATGCCCATGTCAGCTTTGTACAAATCAATAGCACGTGCAGCTGAAATAGCATCTGTTTCATTGTCATATAAAGCTTGCTGTACCCATTTGGGTTGCTTATCTACCCACTCATGAAACTCATCTTGCTCCCTGATCTCGTCAAAGTCAGGGTGTAATTTCATAAGCCGTGCTTCAGCTTTTTTCTTTTCAGCTTCTTCTGCCATCTGGTTAATCTTCTGTACACGTGATTCAAGTTCAGCTGATTGTTCACGTGCTTTTTTGATGGCAATAGTTTCGACAATCTTTGCTACGTCTGGGTACTCACTAACCCATGCTTCAAGTTCTTCTTCACTTTTAGGCAGCTTGATCTGTTCTTTTGTAGATATTTCTAGTTGTGCCTGTAGTTCATCGATCTTACTCTGTAGATCTAGTTGTTGTTTTTGTGAATGTCTACGTAGATCGCCATAACGCTTTTTAAAACTACGTTCCTCTGCACTTTCAGGTACAACGTCATCTTCATCTTCTACGTCTTCAGATACAATGTTTTTATTATTAACTGAAGGTTCAAGCATCTGCTTAAGTTCATCTTCTTCTTGTTTTATCTTATCATGATTTGCATTACGTTTGATAAAACCTGCTACTTTTACTTGTTCAATTTGTTGTTGCTCAGACATACTTACCTCTTGAATTGGGGGCTGTTACATCAGGTGGCCCAAAGGCTACTACTTAAAATAGCCCATAATGAAGGGTTATTGTTATTGAAAGCTACACCCTTCTATAGCTAACTATCTATTATATCATCCACCACCGGGGGTAGTCAATGCTTTTGTTATTACCGTAGGGGCATAGTATTTAATAGCGGTATTAACATCCAAACCTTTCATGGAAGCATTAATTGCTACATTAGAAAGCATCTTAGTTGCCACACCAATACGTCTTAAATTATTGGGGTCCATTGTTCCCGATAAAGATTTCATGACATTAGTGGCAGCTATTTCAGATACACCAGAAGATATAAGAGAGTCTTTAAAACTACCTAATACGTCACCAAAATCCCCACCCCGTATAGCAGTTGTTACCCCACTACCAATAGAACCCACAAAAATATTAGACACCTGTGCTGGCTTTAAATTAAGTGAGTTAGCAATGCTATTTAAATTATCTGCACCTATGATTGCTGAAGTAATTTCACCGGCATTTGCATTAAGGGCACCTGCTGCTGCACCTCCTACCATAGCCTTTCCAATATTACCTCCAGTAGCTGCGGCAGTTAGTCCATTAAAAGTAGCACCTAGTATTGCTGAACCAACTGTCTGTGCACCAACTGCACCTGCTCCCATAATGGCAGATCCTATACTAGTCGATAAACCTGCAGTAAATGGGGCAGCAAATATACCAGCGACTTGTGCAAAACCCTGTACCTTTGCTGCATCTGGATGTGCGCCTTTATAAAAAGTAGCTTTACCTACAGGTACAAGTTTGTCATCTATTTCTTTGTATACCTGTGTCATTCTTTCTCTATCTGCACCACCTGTCTTTCCAGATATCTGATAGTATACGTCACCATTCTGTTCAAGTTTTTGTATGTCTGTAGTTTTGTGAGATACAAGTTCTGCAATCTTCGCTGAAGCTGGATCTGTTTGTTTTAATACCCAGTCTGTTAAAGAAGCAGGACGATCCTCATAAATAGGAATACCATCCGTATCTACACCCACTTGTACAGATACAGTACCTAAATCTTTTACATCTTTAAATGGATTATCTAATACTGTACCACGAGTCCACGCTCTACCTTTAGCTTTATCTTCCGCTGCATAAGTAGTTGCATCTTTCTCTGCCAAGGAAAGCAGATACTTATTCATATCTGTATCCACATCTAACCCAGCATATGTTGGATCCATAGTAACTAAAGGTGGTTGTGTCACTGTGCCAGTTACTGTAGAAGCACTGCCATACTGTCCTGGTTGACGTATTGAACCAAGCAAAGGTTGTGCTTCACTGGGATCTCTGTATACCCCGCCTTTGCTTAGGATTTTATTTGTCTGTGTAAACCCTTCAGGTATGTCTAGCTGGGGTGTATCTCCCATAAATGGTATATAGATATCACGCTCACCCTCTTTACCGAAGCGACGCATTTGATAAGCCATGGAGGGAACAGCAGCTTGGGTTTGCCCACCAAATGCACTTGCTCGTTGTCTTGTTTGCTGTGTCGTAACACCAGCTTGCTGTTGTTGTGGCGTAATTCCAGTTTGTTGTTTAGATTGTGTAGTGGTATCTTTTTGTATTTGAAGGGTGTCTGCAGTAGCAGATGTAGTGCTTTGGCCCCTTCCTTGAGAAGGGGACTTTACAGTTTTTAACGCTTGTTGGGTAGCAGCATTGATACTGTCACCGCCCAACCACGAAGGTACATTGTTATAATATGAAAAATCGACAGACGGATCATATGTTTGGGTTGCCTCATTAAAAATCCCGCTATCAAATTCAAAGAGTGTCGGGGTCATTGCTTTTGTAAATTCTAAATTAGACACATCAACATTTTTTAGACTTTCTGTTATTGGTCCCACACGAGACTGAGCATTTTGTTTATTTAATAGTAATGTATTGACAGTTTGTTGTGCAAAATCTTTATCCATGCCGCCATGTATTTTAGTTGGATCTTTCGTTATGGCATCTAGATAGCTTTGTTCATTTTTTAATCGTGCATTAATGCTATTAATTTCTTGTTCTGCATCATAAGCACGTAATATATCACCAGCTTGCCTGAAAGTTAAATTGCCTTTAGCAATATCTTTAGCTAAAAAGAACTGTTTAAGATTTTGCTTAGATATATTTAACGCATTAGCCTGGGAAGATCCGGGAGTACGGTCATATAATTTTGAATCTTGATTATAATGCTGCAGTAAAGTTGTCCAATAGTTAATGTCTTCTGGAAGCACCCCAAGAAATTGATATGCTTCACTTACTCGTGCAGCAGCAGCAGGATCATATTTATTTTGACCGTCAAATAAAGCGTTTTCTAAGTCTGCTTTAGTATAGCCTTGATAAACTGAAGCTGGATCTATGTTTTTGGTGACAGTGCCCCCTGCTGAAAATTTAGCAATGCCACCTTCAGACTTTTTTGATTGGTTCTCTACCTCTTCAATAATGTCATCAATTTCTGTTTCAAATTCGCCA